AGTGTTGTTTCAAAAATTTCAAGTTGTGACTTACGTGGATCAAATAATATTTTACTTAGTGATCCTTTTGTAAAGAATAAAGCATTTGGACCTTTACCATATTTACCCTTTGCATCACGATACATTCCAACTTGTTCTCCATTTATTTCAATTGTTTCATTAGCATCTTCTAAAACCGCCATAGTCATATTAGAATTTTCAGCTCTAGCACCTTTAGGTCCTTCGCCTAAAAGTTGTTGATAATAGCTACCAAGATCACTATTTCTATTTACAGTAAATGTTTCTTCACCAGTTGGTCTAATAGAATTATCACCAAATTCTTGAAGAAAACCACTCATTAAGTCTGTTGTAATGTAGGCAGGACCACCAAAGATTTGTCCAAGTCTTCCTTTGTAACCAATTAAACTATCTCTATTTTCAATCATCATTGGAATAATATTTTGTGCCATTGCTTTCAAGCCACGCATCTCGTATCCAGCAAATTCTTTCATTGAATCTTTTGCTGCATCAGAGGTTAATACTCCACTTCCTGGTTGCCCCATTGATCCATACATACCAGCTTGTGTTCCACTGGATGGTTGGAATGTATAACGTCCAAATCCTATTTTATTATTTTGATCTAAAAACCAATCCATTTCTGGGCTGTTTGCTCTAAACTGGCTAACAAGTTTTCTTGATGCAATTATTGGTGCACCTGTTACGCGGTCATACATAATTTCACCGGCATCATCACGTTGATACATATTATCCCATACAGAAACAAAGTCACCAGATCGATCTCCTGATTCTTGTTCTTGCATGTACATTTGTAATGCTGCTTGTCCAATTTCTCTTTCAGATTTTCCTTGCTCCACACCCATTTGAAATAACATAGGTGCAGTTTGCATTGCAGTTTGTCCTATAATATCTACGAAACCTTTAACACCTGGGTCCTCGGACTTACCAGACATTAACATTCCACCTACTTGCATAAGCATCGCTGCTTTTTGCATACGCGCACCTTCATCACCATCTCCTAAGAACTGTCTTACAATATCTTTATACGCTTTAACACGGTCAACCGCATCACTTCCAATAGATGATGTATCTGCACTATTAGTTGCAGCCATTGTTGCTGCGTTAGCACCACCTTGGTTATCACCTGTTCCAGCTGTTTCTGATTCTAATTGTTTTTCTTCATTATCTAATTTTTTATTTTCATTTTTATCAGATGGGTCACTAGTAATTATTTTTGGTTGTTTAACTACTTGAGGATATTGATCCACAGGACCTTGTCCAAATTTAGTAGGATAATCTTTAGGATCAATCGCTGTTGATTCTTGAACCGGCGCTAAATCATCAGCGTAAAAATCCGCCATTGCTAATCCACTTGTAGCTGTAACTCCTTTACGAACTAAAGATTGATAAGTATTATCAGGCATTCCCATTTCACGGTAGAATTGACGTGCTTGTACTTTATCACGTGCTCCTACCAAAGGAATCCTAGAAGGATTCTTTAAGTAGCTTCCTAATTTTGGTAAATTTTTATTTAAAAGAAGTTTTGCTATTCCTGCAACCACGGTGCCTCCTTAAGCGTATCCAGCGGCAGTCCCTATTCCCATTATTCCTAATCCAGCGCCCAATGCTTGAGACAAAGGATTAGTAACAGGAGAAGTTCCCATCGTCATTGACATTTGCCCAGTTGGTGTGCCAGCAAACACATCATGCATAAATCCTAAACGTTGTTGTGGATTCATTCTATTTTGAAGATAAGATTGATAGTTTGCATCGCTTTGTTGTTGCTGTTGCTGTTGCTGTATAGATCCAGCACCCATAGTTCTTGCAATTCCACGATCAAATAAATCCCATGCTTGTCCATATCCTTGAGCCATAGATTCTCCTATCGCTCTTGACTTATCTCCTAAAAGTTGACCGTGCATTATTCCTTGTCTTGATCCCCCAAATGCACCTTTGTCAGCAGACCCTAAATTAGCAGCGCTTATTGCTGTATCATATTGATCTGAAATTCCTTGTGTTACATAGTCTTGATATTCATTTAAATATTGTTTATATCCTTCATCTCCAAATGGATCTTTTGCCATATCCATAGCTTGATTTTGCAAATCTGTCATTGGAACAACTTCTTGTGGCTTTAATTCACCAGTTCTAAGATTTATTAAACGATCTCTTTCACCTTGAGGTAAAGCATCCCATTGTTCTTTGTTATAGCCAAATGGATAAGCTGATTGTTCTTGTACTTGGTCTAGAAGCCATAGAAATTTAGCCTCCATTTCAGGAGACATTCCTGTAGTTGATGTTTTTACGTCGTGTCCTACTGGATATGCCATTATACTATTGCCTCCCTTGCTTCATGAGGTTTTTCTGAATTAGGATCTAAACTATTCATTAAAGAATATAATCCTCCTACCCCTCCTGGAAAATTATTTGTTGCTTGTTCGGTAAAAACAAATTCACCATCAGATAATGCAACAGGTCTAATAGAATCTGATGTTCCAGTTCCTGGTCCTACAGCTTTTCCTCCAGCTGTATAGTCATCTTTATAAATTTGACCTCCACGATTTACAAATTGATATTCGCTAGCGGGGGTTGTTTCGTAATAAGGATTACGCCATCCATCTGCCCAAATTTCTCTTGCTTCCTCGAATGGAATTCCGTGTTGAAATGCCCATGATCTTATTTGTGCTTCTTTAGACGCTAACCATCTTTCTTTATCAGTCATTCTTCCTGCCGCCATTCCTATAACTTGTGGTGTAATAGCTGCTGCCATATCAACTGGTCCCATTACATCTGAAACTAATCCAGCCCATCCTGCTTTATCTGTACCAGGTTCTTTTGTGAAGTAAGAAGATGCCATATCTGATACTCCACTTAAATCGATAGGTGTCGTTTCTTTTATAGCACGTTCAAGCATTGGCGTCTTGGTAGAAGCCTTAGCAAGTTTATCACTTAATTGTATTAGGTCTGTTGTATTATCCGCACCACTTAAAATTGCATCTACACCAGGATTGCCTGATTGAATAGGTAGTGATGTTCCTGGAGCCGGCAATAATTCTTGCGGCATTCCTACAGGTCCATCTAAACCAGGAACTAAATAATCTTTGGATCCCGTTAAAGCAGTTGTTGTTAATTCCGGCATGTTTTTTCCTAAAGCAAAATCATACCAATTCCTTAATCCTTCATCTCCTAAAGTTTTAAATTGATCAGAAGTTTTGTATAAATCATTAAATTGTTTTGCTGCTTGTGCTGATTGCAAAGCAGTAAATGGTAATGATCCTAAAGCTGCACCAGTCATTGCTTTCCAAGGATGTTTTGATCTTGTTAGTGTTGCAATACCGCCTTGTACTGCTGCGTTAGTTAAAGCATTTTTAACCCATGGTGATTTAAGAGCTGCTGAAGCAAAGCTTCCAAACTTTCCACTCCCAGCTAGTTTAGCCATCCATGGTGCCATTTTAGGAGCAAGCCACGGTGCTGCCGCACTAAGTAGCATTATTCCTGCTGGACCTGTTGCGACGTCTTTCGCGCCTTTAACTAAATTTTTAAAACCTTTATCTAACCAACCCATTAAGCTAATCCTTGCTCACTAAGAATTTGTTGTGCTTCTTCAAGAGAATATCCATTTTGCATTAGATGAAATAAATCATAGTTACCAAGATTACTATCATCATACATCTTCATATTTTTATTAAAAATATCTTCCATATTTAGATTTTTATTTCTCTCCAAATATTCTCTATAAAGGATATTAGGTGTAGGCCTTTCTTCTTCAACCATGTTTAAAATTGGATCATTATATAAAGGATATTCTCTATTAATCTGTCTATCTCTAATCATGTCAGCGTTGTCTGCTGCATAATTTTGCCAACCTCTCATTACATCTCTTGCACCTACTTGATCTTCATCCATACCAAAAGTTTCTCCAAAGTAATTATTATATGTACCACTCAAATTTTGCATATAAGGATTACCTCTTCCATAATTTTCCATTAAAGTTTTTATAAAAGCACTTGGTTCATCAGCTACTTGTTCTTCTTGTGTCATAAATAATTCAGGATCCATGTAAGAATAAGCTGGATCTTCATCTATATACATTTCATCTACATCTATTTCGCCTGCTTCCAAAGCATTATTCCATGCAATCATATCTAATAAATCGTTTTGTGACCCGACATAATCGAAATTCTCTGTCACACTAGGATAATTAAATTGCTCAGCGGCAAGTCGTGCACCTCTGTTGTGTATACCGTCTGGCCCACCACCATATATGTTTCCAATAACTTGTGGATTGTAAAAATCGTTACCATCATCTCTATGTCTCCATGGATCTATAGATCCATCTGGACTTGTCATGTTCCCAACCGTTTGACCATACCCATAATCAAATCTATCTGCCATGGATTGAGTTGGAAAAGTTCGATCATAATGATCGAACCCCCTTAGAGCATCCTCTGCATTAGATACTAATTTTGGAGTAAATTCTTGAAAATTTGTTCGTTGTCTTTGCGCTTCATCAACCATGTTAATCCTTTGTCTCCGCCAACATATCTTTTATCTTTGCAACTTGAATAGTTACATGTCTTTCTATATGTGCACTTGTTGTAGGCGTGTTGGGATCATCCACGTCGGCTTGAGCTTCTTCATCAGAATTATACTCTGTCCCAGTATCTTTATTGCGAATAGTAACTTGAGCAGGAACCACTATTTTAGGAACCTTTTCGCCATTAACTATTGCGTATTCAATTACTTCGTCTTCGTTTATAGGCATTTTTTTATCATATAGCAAATATTAATTTATTTCAAGAAAAGACATTATTACATGGAGCTGATTCCCCGCAGATGCCTGTACTTTTAAGATTTCAGATTCCTCCATAACCAAGGGTGAGCTTAGTAATTCAAGGGTTCCGTTGGCTGTAAGTGCTTTAGTCTTATAAAGGCTAAAAACAGCCGCTGATGAATTAACAAGAGTCACCGTAATTGTAGGTGTATTCCCTGAATCCTCAGAAACTATGATAGATTTAACTATAGCCGTTTTAGCTGCTGGAACAGTGTATAATGTTTCATTATCTGTATCCGTTAAATCTAGTTTTGCATTTTTATATTGATTAGCCATATTATCCTATGAACCAAGTTATTGCCTCATCATCGTTCCTTAATTGTTCAGGGGTGTAGGAAGAATTCAGAAGCCTAATTAATTGATCAATCGTTGTAATGAGTTGGTTAATTTGTGACTCAGTATAATCTTTTGGTGCTTGTGGTAAACGAGGTAAAATTATTTGTGCCATTATCTCATACCATCAGGTTGTATATCTGCACGGAAGGTACCATACCTCCACTTGGTATCAATAGCAGAACTTGTTATTTTAAGTGAAGCTTGCCTACCACGTGCACGTGTATCTATTTTAGTTGTACTTGGTGAAACTGTATAAGGTCCTTTTGTAATAGTAGTACTTGCCGGATAAGCTTGGAAATCAAATTGTACAGTAAGATCACCAACCTGATTTTTAAAATCAGGAATAAATCTTCTAACAGACATTAATTTTTCACCCGCTTGTGGAATAACAAAATCACCTGACGAAATGTAAGCTGTCATTGCTGAACCATCAGCATTATTTCCATTTTCCTGAGAATACATAAATGTTCTTCCAGCAGTTAGTCCATTAATAGTACTAATTGTAGATGTAGTATCTGTAGGACTATAGGATGTTGCATAAGGATAAAGATATACTCCTTTATCTATCCATGATGTACGTGATAAAGTTCCAATACTCCAAACCCTTTCTAAATAATTATAAGTAACACAACGATCTAACGTATTAGATCCATCAGAAGGATAAAACCAAGTTATTTCATTAAACTCACTATTTAAAGAAGCAAAAGAATCTTTTTGAGATGCTTGATCAATGTCAGTAAATACATAATCTTCTACACTACAAGGAATTTTTTGAACAGTACCATCAAAGATAAAAAAAGAATCAGTGCCCATCCAATAAGAAACACCATTAGTTTCTACTACTGCATGTAGACCAGTGCATCCACAAGCTGATCCTAATTGAGAAAATCCAAAAGTAAAAGGAGCTCCAATCAATTGCATTTGATACAAAGCAGTATCAGACCAAATTAAAACAGCACCACGCGAACGAACTGCGGATGTTAATCTACTACCATCAGTAAGTCTTTGTGAACCAGCTGTATTAGTCGCTGTAGGAGTCCATTCTGTATGAGCATCTTGATTTGACCACCTAATAAACATATTATCTTGAGTGGTAGCATCAGCAATAGTTGTTTCTGTTCCAAAACAAATAACATGTCTATCAGTACCAGACACAAGAACAAATCTACTTGTTGTTGGTGCATTACTAACAATAGCTGATATAGTACTTGCACCAGAAGAAGTGTCCCAATAATAAAGTGACCCATTTAAAAATTGACATAAAGCATCTTCACCCCAGTTATCAATAGACCATTTACCTGAATCTAATTGAACACTGTTAGGTGCTGCTAAGCCAGATCTAGATGTGCCCCATGTAGATAATCCCCATGTCCCTGCACCCCATCCATATCCTTGAATAGAGGTTGCTGGTTTAGTATTAATTTCATAAGCAGCCGTAGCTGATCCACCAGTTCTGCCTGTTCCACCCTCAGTTCCTCCAGCCACAATAGTGTAGACTGAAGTAGATGTAACAGTTTGAATTTCAAATTCACCTTGTAAATTAGCGGCGGATAATGAGCTGCTAGTTGGAGGAGTAGCTGATGAGATAGTTACAAAATCACCTTCAACGGCTCCGTGTCCAGCGTCTGTAACACTGACTGTTGTAGAATTAGCTGTGGTAACAAATTGAGTTATTGAATCACCTGTTGATCTATTAGGTGTAATATCAGACCAAGCATTGTTGGCATAAACATAAAGTTTTTTATTTGTACCAATGATTGTGTAAGGATCTCCATCTAATGAAAACCATGCACGAATTCCTCGTGTTGCTCCAACAAGTGCATCACTCGTTACTTTAGCCCATCCTCCTATTTTTTCAGGAAGACCATATCTAAAACGAACATTATCACAGTCAAACCATTTTCCTTCAGCACCATATTCTGTATCTTGTTTATCAATACCTGGCATAAAAGGTAATTTAATTAAAGCCATTTAAACTCCTACGTAGGATCGTCGTAAACACGTATCCATTTTTCAACACCATTAATTTTAACCATAACGGCACCAAATTTTGCAGAAGCTGTTGCTGTCGAAGAAGAAATGCTAGATGAATCGTCTGCGGCAGATGTTCCTACAAAATTAACAAAGGGTTCATCAGCATCTCCTTGGTCTAAATCCAATACTGGTATCGCTCCAGAAGAACTATTTTGATCTATTTCTAATTTAGCTGCAGGTGTTGAAACTCCTATACCCATGCGATCATTTCCAGCATCTAGATATAAAAGATTACTATCATTATCACCATAGAATTGTGCATCTTTATCAGCACCAGAACTATTATAAGTTAATGTTCCACCATTTAAAACAGTATCACCAGTTACATTTAAAGTTCCGTTAGCTAGAATATTACCTGCATCAGCAAGTACATCAAACATAGTTGATCCATCAGTATAAAGAATATGTTTAGCACCTTGAACCAAGGTTACTCCAGTTCCACCTGAAGGTTTAAAAGTTAAAGAATTTCCTGAGTGAGTAGTTGCATCATCAATTATATACCAATAAGCATTGGCCTCACATGTAAGTATTGTATCACCTGAAAGAGTTCCTGTAAGTTTAATTGCAGCTCTACTTTGCTCATCACCAGTTCCACCACTAGCTACACTTAAAGCTTGAGAAGTACTTGAAATTGCAACAGCAGTATATCCTTTAACAGATTGTTCTAATTTTTGTAAATTTTCATTTGTTACAGTGCCCCACGTTCCTGAATTAGAACCTGTGGTTTGTAAATCTAAATTTAATATCGTCGAATCAGCCATTTATCCTCCTAAGACTTATTAACTGTTGACCAGCTATTTGTAGCACTATTATCTACTATATTCCAGATACTAAAAGATAAACTTCCAGCACTAAATGTTGCCGCTGAACCGGTTAAGTTAACCACAGCAGTTCCTGTAACGGTTGTATTTCCAATACTGAATGTTGCCGCTGAACCAGTTGGAGTGTATGCTGATTCTATAACAACAGATCCAATACTGAATGTTCCAGCAGATCCACTAGGTGTTACAAGAGCACCCGCAGTAACTGACACCGTGCCTACGCTAAATGTAGCAGAAGACCCAGTAACTGAATATGCAGATTCTACTACTTCATTACCAATACTGAATGTAGCAACAGATCCACTAGGAGTTATAGTTCCTGTACCTGTAATTGTCAAGGTTCCTATAGAAAAACTAGCTGTGCTCCCACTAGGAAGTACATAAGTCTGTAGATTAGAACCAGCAAAAGGCATAGATGCAAAAGCATTTTCTGCAAATGAAGAATCCGTACTAGCGGTTCCTGGATAAGGGGTTACACTTCCTGCACTAAATGTAGCAGCAGATCCAGTAGGTGTATAAACTGATTCAAATGATAAAGACCCAATACTGAATGTTGCAGCAGATCCACTAGGCTGTGGAGTAACCCCAATATCAATGGTTATACTTCCTGTACTAAAGGTAGCTGTAGAACCAGTTGGTGTATAAGCAGATTCTACTATTTCATTACCAATACTGAATGTTCCTGCAGAACCAGTAGGGGTAACATTAGGTGATAAAACGTAAGATAGAGTTCCAATACTGAATGTTCCTGAAGAACCAGTAGGGGTGAAATATATATCGCCAGCGTTTGTACCGGCAAAAGGTTGTTGTGCAAAAGCAACTTCACCAAAAGACGAGTCTAACCATGTTTCAGCTCCTGGTAAAAATGTAGGTGAACCTGCACTAAATGTAGCAGCAGATCCAGTTGGTGTAACAGTTTGAATAGTTACAATCGAAGGCGTAGATGTAGACGCAGTAATACTACTTCCGCTCGCTAGAGCGTAAGTGGATAGCTCATTTCCTGAAAAAGCAAATTGGCTGAAGGCTGCTGAGCCAAAGCCGAAATTCTGTACGTCTGCTACTGCCATGTAAAAATCCTAATAAATTGACATTTTAGCATATCAGTGATATAAAGCAAGAATTCATAATTAATAGGATTATGCAGAATTATAGTAAATTATAGAAAGGAAAACATGGCTTTTCAGTTATTGTGGTATAATACTCAAGTTAATGATGATATTATTAATATAATATCAGATGATTTAAAGTTAAATTTTGATAATGATCTTACTGGATCAAAAATAACTGATAAAAAAGAAGAGGACCACAGATATAGAAAGTCAAAAAATGCTTGGATACCTTCAAATCACTGGACAGCAGGATTTATTTGGCATTATGTTATGAAAGCAAATAAATCAAATTTTAATTATGATATAGAAAGAATTGACCATGAGTGTATGCAATATACACATTATGGAGAAGGCTCATATTATCATTGGCATGTGGATGGAGGAATAGAAACAGCATATAAACCTGTTTCAGGGGAGAGAACATATAATCAAGAAATGTTAATGCAGGATCATGTAGTACAAAATTCTGACCTGGTAAGAAAACTTTCATTTGTTTTACAACTTAGTAATCCTGAAGATTATGATGGTGGAGAACTACAAATAGAAGATTCTTTAGGAGGTGTTATGAGTGCTCCTAAAACAAAGGGTATTATTATATTTTTTGACTCAAGGACAAGACATCGAGTTTCAAAAGTAACAAGAGGATTAAGAAAAAGTTTAGTTGGGTGGGTAGTTGGACCCATGTGGAAATAATGGATTTGTTAAATCAAGATATTTGGAATGAAATTATTAAAATTACTAATTTAAATTTAAATAGGGAAGATGTTTTTGAATCAGCAAATAAAATAATTAATAAAGATCCAAAAAAAGTAGACCTGGCAATAAAAATTATTGAAACACAATTTATATTTAGAGGGGTATCAACTTGATAAACAAAGAAGCTTTTGGTTTAAAACCCTATCCCAAGATAGGAATTAATACAATAAGAGATGAAAAAACAAGACATGAAATATGTAGTGAAAAAGTAATATTTCACGGAGATCCCGTTAGTAAAATTAATAATAAAATTGAAAGAAGAAGTAAAGGTCAAGATATATTTGGTATTTTTTTAGGGTGTATGTATGATAAAGAAATACCTTTTTTTTCAAAAATGTATAATGGTAAAAATCAAACAGTTACAGCGTTTATTGCTACAAATCTTAAGGATAGGATATTTTTAATTAGAGAAAATGGTAATTTAAATAAATTAGATCTTTGGAAAAACATGAATATAACAACAGATTTTGGAGATATGACAACAGGAACAAGTTCGGTTAAGTTAGATTCTTATAATGTAAGTGATGAAAAATTAGATGTTAATTTTTTAGGCTTTTATTCTAACTTTGAAAATGATACTAACAATAAAAATTCTATATGTGTGGTGAAAATAAATGAAAAATAAATATTTAAAATTACTTCAAAAATATGATTTTGAAGCTCCTAATTTTGCAGAACATAAATCTGGAAAAATAGAAATAGTTAAAGAAGATAAAACTTTAAATTGGATTTATAGGATAAATGGTGTTGAAGCAAGGACTGTGAATCCTACTTTTTTTAATTGTTTTCAAAACATGGCAATGGCGGATATCGCTTATGGAGAAGTTATGATTTATGGTTTTAACCTAGGTACTTTACCAAATTGGTTAGTTCATAAATCACATGTACAAAAAGTAACTGTTGCTGATATTAGGCCAGATATATTTAAGTATCATGAAAGTCATAATAGTAAATTGTGTAAAAAAATAAACACAATAGAAAGTAATTCTTTTGTGTTTGGGGGTTCTTGTGACGTTCTGTTATTAGACCATTATTATAATAGAGAGCCGTTTGATATGAATCAAGAAGACTTTATTAACATGATAAAAAACGATATTCATCAAATAAATCACAAAGTGTTATGGTTTTGGCCTCTAGAATATTTACTTACATATGAACATAATCAAGGCGAAGATTTGTTAGATACATATAATAAATTTAGAGAACAACTTCCAACTTTACCACCTTTAGATAAAGGAGATATAGATTATTATTTGTCAATGTTTCACCTTGATTTTATTCCTTTAAGAAAAAAAGAAAAGTAATGTATTTTCCAACTTATTCAATGAATAATTTTTTTACTAATCCGCATGAAATAAAAAAAGAAGGATTAGCTATGGAATATAATTATTCTGATAAAAATTATCCAGGGGGAAGAACAGCTGCTTTACACACTATAAACAATCCTTTATGTGAGTATGTTCAAAATAAAATTATGACATTAATTTATGGACCGCAAGTAGTTAAAGAAGATGATTCTCTTCGATGGTGGGCATCTTCTTTTTTTCAATTAATTAAACCGGAAGATGTTCAAACTTTTGATGGAGAGATAATAAATAAAGGATGGATTCATGTGGATCCTACACCGTTGACAGCGATTATTTATTTAACAGACAACGAAGAAACAGGTGGAACAAAATTATATAAAGTTAAAAATAAAGAATATTTTAATAATGATATTTCATTAGAAGAATCTAATATTTCAAAAAGTTTTAATATTGATAAAAATATAGAATCAGAAACTTATGTAAATAAATTAAAAGGTAATTATGAACAATATGAAGAGATAGCTTCTTTTAAAAATGAGTTTAATTCGTTGCTAGCTTTTGATGGTGCCACTCCACATAGAGCCAATTTAAATATTTCAAAAGACACTTATAGATTAACTCTAATTACATTTTTTTATAAAGTATACGCACCATATCATCCAATAGTTGAATTAAGGAGAGCAAAATGAATGAAAGAGAAAGTGTAGTTTTTAGACCATTTGGTCCAGCAATGTTGAATGGTGTTTTACCATCTAGTATTATAAAGTTATTAGATGATAAAGCGTCAGAGGTATTGGATAGTGAAGAAATGTCAAAAAAATATAGCTGGGCACACAATTTAGCAGGTAATGTAAAAAAGGAATGTAGATACCCAGATAACTGGCTTAATAGTGAAGAAGCTCAACCTTTCACTGTATATTTTTCTAATCAAGTAAAAAAATATTTAGATGATCCACAAGTTCAAGCGTGTTTTCCTACTGGAAGAAACCCATGGACACAAATAACAATGACAGCTGCTTGGATAGTATCTCAATGGGGAGGGGATTTTAATCCAGCTCATATTCATGATGGTATGTTGTCGGGTGTTTGTTATTTAAGAATGCCTGAATTAGAAGAAGAAAGATCTAAAGAAGATCACTACCCCAGTATAGCTAATATTAGTTGGTTTTGTGGTAATCCACAAAATTTAAACCTTCACAAGTTTGAAATTATGCCTAAAGTAGGCGATTTTTTTCTTTTTCCTTCTTGGCTTCCACATACAGTCTACCCATTTAGAACTCCTAATGTTGAACGTAGATCTGTTTCATTTAATGTATATTTAAAATGAGTGGTATTGATTCTTACGATACTTTAAATATTGATTTAAACAATATAGAAGAGTCTATTAAAATAAAAAAAACACAAACAAATTCTTTAGAATCTTATCCTCATTATGATTCAGAAATTAAAACTTTATTTTCTTATCCTCTTGGTATTTTTAACTATGGAAAAAATTTTACTTATCAAGAAATAGATACTCTTAGACAAGTTAAATATGTAGAAAATTTATATAATTATATTTCTGATGAAAAAAATATACTTAATTATCCTTCTTTTTTTAATATAAAAAAATTTATTAATGTTTGTTTAATTAAATATTTTAATCAAGTGTTTGTTCCCAAACACAATTCTGAACTTTATGTAACAGAATCCTGGTTAAATAAAACAATTAAAGGCAAGTTTCACCATAGTCATAATCATGCGAATAGTATAGTTAGTGGTGTATTTTATTTTAAAACAGTTAAAGATGATAAAATTACGTTTTATAAAGATAAACCTAATAGCCCATATATTTTAGTAGAATCAGAAAGCTTTAATGATTATAATTCTTCTCTTACAAATATAAATGTTTTTGAGGGTCAGTTATTACTTTTTTCATCAAACATGGAACATGAAGTTCCACAAGTTAATACTGATGAAGAAAGAATATCTTTATCTTTTAATACTTTTATAAAAGGAAATATAAATAAAACAATTTCATCATCTTTAATATTATGAAAAATGTAGAAGTATTAAATTTTTTAAAAACATTAAAATATAAAAAAGTAAATATACCTGATTGTTTAGTACATTATGGTAAAATAAAATCTATTTGTATTTTTCCAAAATCTTCAGCTTATGTATCTAATGGGCAAATAGAATTATTTACTAATGATGAAAAGCACATTACTAAAGATTGGAGTCGACATCTTATAGAATTAACAGCCGAAAGTGCAGAACTTAAAAATGAAACTAATAAGAATGTATTTGTAATTTTAAAAGAATCAGTATTATTACCTAATAATTATACTGATATTGTTTTTAGTTTAAGAAATTAATGTCCAAGTTTTATTAGTACTATCAAATTTATAAACAACACTATCATCATCGTGATCAGTGCCTCTCCACTCTGTTGTGTCTTCATTCCAAAAAATAATTAAAGTTTTACTATCTGCAGTTCTTTCAGAATCTGTTGGCTTAGCTTTAGGTGCGTCATATAAACAAGTAGTTTCGTTAAAAGACCAACTAGCATAGTGAGGATAAGAACCGGTTGTCGGTTGAAGAAATGCATTTCTAGAGGAATCATATTTTCCTCCAATTATAGCATAATTTTTTCTAAAAGGTGTTCCGCCAAGTTTGTGTTCGTTTCCAAAAGTATTATATGAAGTTTTTTTCCAGTTAGCATGTCCAGTCATATCTTCTAAAAATTTTCTTCCAAGTTCTTCATTTTCATTTCCACTAGACTCAGGATCCAAAATAGAATTATCTACTACGTCTACTTGTAAAACAACATTATTACTGTCTAATTTTGCAAAATGAGCCATTATTGATATTTATACCTAATTTTAACAATCCCTGATCCTCCAGCACCACCTCCATGAGGTGAATTTCCACCACAGCCGCCGCCTCCGCCGCCTGTGTTTGAGGTTCCTGCTTGAGCTGCTCCATTTTGTCCACCAGCACCGCCGCCACCAGATCCAGCCGGTTGGTTTCTACTGGCTCCGCCACCTG